ATATTGATCCCGGCGTCAAAAGTGTACAATCCATAAAACATAGTTAGGCGGCAATCTCCGTGGGTTGCCAAAGGTTCGGTGACAGGCAACATCTGGATGGGCAAAATTGCGGCTGATGAAGCGCAAGCAGAAACGCCGAAAGGCGTCCCGTGGAGTCTCCCCTGCCCATGAATAACTGGAGACCTTGCCGAACCACCCTCGCATAATGCCGCCTAATATAGCGTGCAACGGGCTAAACGTCCGCGAAAAATCACAGGCGGATACGCCCCGCCAGTAAAGCGAACCGTTAATCAAATCGTAGTATAATGAATAAAAAAGCGCGGCGATGCTACTAACACCCCGCGCCATGACAAACCGGCAAAGGGCGGCTTGCAACCGGAGTATATCATGTTTCCTTTAGGCACAAGAAAATTAATTGGCGCGTTGGGGATGGCGGGCGGCGGCGGTGTCACGTACGAAACCCCGTCTTATGCCAACACGGGCGGAATGGGTGACAGAACTGCATTGATTACTATAACAATAGGCGATAATGGTTTAACAACACAAGCATGGAGCGGGGCGGTGAGTGCATGGGTGGATGGTACAAAAACGAATCAAATCTATTCTACCAATTCTGGCGTCAATGCAGGTACGGCAGGATTCTGGATCAAGTTCGATTTTGGACATTTGGTAGTTATTGACAAAGTTAAACGCTACGGCGGTGATGTGCAGGGGCAGGGTGTCTGGAAAACATCGCCCGACAATACCAATTGGACGGCGGTTAGTGGCACGATTTTATACGACGCTACCGACCCGCACGAAGAAACCATTACAGGCACAACACCATTTCGATATTTGAAACTTGAATATTTGGAGTTATTGCCAAACATCGGCGGCGCGGCATATATCAACGAGTACGAGTTTTCGATAGGAAACCCTACTTAGGCGGCGGCCTCGGCACGCTATCAGATGACTTGATGAAGGATGTATTATGACTCCACTCAGAAACACTTGGCAACTGAACGACACTGGACATATCGCAGAACATAACGAGATCGCAACGCGCCTATTTAACGTTGTTGATTACGGCGCATTTGGAAATGGGTCGCACGATGACACCACCGCAATTCAAGCCGCGATTAATGCCGCAAACGCGGCGGGTGGTGGCGAGGTGTTCTTACCCACCGGCACGTATAAATTAACCGCCTCACTTATCTTGAAAAACGGCGTGACGCTTCGGGGTGTCTATCCTGGGGCATCCACTATTCAGCCGAATTATTGGGATTTGGACACCGTAAATACGGGGACAGTTATCACGTATCCTGGCGGCATTGCTCTCACTCAGGATTTAACAGGCAACACCTACGGACCACAATCCGCGTTGCATGGGGTAAAGATCGAATCGCTTGGATTCAACAATGTGGAAACCGTCATTCGTTGCGGTGGTACGAATATTCACGGCTTGAGTGCGTCCGTTGTCCGTGATATTCTCGCATCCAATGTTACGGGATTGGCGTTTGATTTCGTCAACATTATGAACAGCCACTTTGCAAATTTGCGGGCGCGGTGTATTCAGGGGATACGGGTGGCTAGTGACAATGATTATTCAATCGGTACAAATAACGACCTGCAACCGGGTAACTCCGTTTTTACAGACTTATATTTTGGGATTATGTTGGGCGGTGAGGCGTTGCCATCATTCCATTTACAAGTTGTTCCACATGGCGGTTATGAAACTAATTTAAATCTGTGTACCTTTGTGAGAGTGCAAACCAACCGCTTATATTTGACAGGCACTTCCAGCGGAGCGCACATTTATCTTGACGGGGCAACCGCTTATGCTGGGATAAATTGCATGACGTTGGAGGGTTTGGACTTGGAGGGACAGGCGCAATATCATATCAATTCCAACTGGTGCAACTCCACCAAAATTCACACCTCTTTATTGACAGAAAACAACTACACCGCAAAATTCCGCAACTCCAGCATGATTACGCTGGAAAGTAATAATGTGCTAAAGTTGGACATTGATGCTTCTAACTCCGCGATTGTTTTAGTAGGTTCGATGGATGGGCTGATCGGGAGTGGCGGCAAATATCCATTGGGTGTGTACGTTGACCGCACAGTAAATAATGACGCTCTACAAACTCACACGACCACAAGTTAAGGAGACTTAAAAATGCTTGAACAAACTGGAAACGCTTTAATCTTTTACGCTCATTACATCGAGAGCAAAGTTGGCAAGACCGGCTTAACTGTCACGGTGGATGTGTACCGCAACGGGACAGAGATTGTTACCGCTGGCAACACGACCGAAGTGGGTGACGGGTTATATAAATATCAACTCGCCAGCGGCTCGAATAACGCAGAAGGTGAATATATTTGCATCTTCAAGACCGCGACCAGCACGGTAGACCAACAGCACATTCCCGCGTTATGGGTGGTGAACAAAGCCGGAACAGAGTACCTACTGCCCGCCGTTGTTGCCGATGTGACGAAAGTCAACAGCGTGACCTTGACTGGCAACGGTTCGACCATTCCTTGGGGACCCGCATAAATGGCGGCAATCGGTAGCGTCTGGGATGTTCCCGGCACTTGGGAGTTTGACTCATGGGCTGGTAACTCATGGGCGGAACGGTATCCCGGCTGGGTAATTGGCTCATGGGTCACAGGTGCTTGGGCGGGTGGTACGTGGACAGAGGGCATCGTTGGACGCGGCACGATTCAAGCGTTGACACTTGCGGCGCGTGACACATCCCTGACTTTAGCCGCCCGTAGTACCGCGCTGAATACAGGAGAGCGATAATGGCAAATCGTGAAGTATTGGAAGGTAAACAGATCCAAGGGGTGGACGAAGAAATTACATGGACGGTGACAGTTGACACGACTTGGGGCGTACCTGTTGCCCCGTTGACCGTTAGGGCTTTCGGTGTGGACGAGTCCACCAACACACACACGGATGTTACCAGTACCGTGATGCCGGTGGGCAGCGGCTCCATCAACGGACAGACAATTACTTGTCCAGAACTCAAGTCATTAACTCAAGATATTCTCTATCGTGTTGAGGTGAAATTCGCCACAGGCACGGACATCAAAGAGGCTTATTTCTTTGTAAGGGCAGAACGATAATGTACTTGCACAACCTCCCCCGCTCCGCCGCTAGAACACTCGTGTTATGTGAACTGGCGTACAATCCTGAATTATCTCACGATGAGATAGTATTCGACGGGCAGGAGGTCGGCTTGACCAAAGACGTGGATGTGGTTATCACGTATGAGATACGCAAAAAGCGTTCAACGCATCCGATCCATTTGGGTGTGCATAGTTTAGAAAGGATTCCATGAAAAAGCTAGTAGTAAGTATCGTCCTCATTATCACCCTGTACTTCGCCGCCCGTCCGTTTGTGCTGGTCACAGTTGACAACGGCATTGCAGGGATTAGCACCCGCACGAGCGTACAGCATAAGTACGAGACACTGGCGGTCTGGCGGTGGGATACTCGCGCTGGCGGGCATTTTGTATGGCGCGCAGTGGATGACCCGAGGAGCAAGTAAATTGCTAATAAATGACAATCAAAAAGCGCGGTAACCCAGCATGGAAGAAAGGGGGTAAGTCACCCAACCCGACCGGCAGACCGAAGGACGGCGAAAGTTGGGCGGCGATAATCAAATCCGTTGGTGATATGTACCCAGCGGATATTATCGCGTTCATCGGCAAAGATAACGACCTAGGCAGGATGCTTGCCGAGTTGCCCGCCGATGTGCAAATGAAATACTTAGTGACCGCCCGCGTGTTTAGCGCGTTGATGTTTGAGCCTACGTCTGGACTATGGAAAGAACTGATGGAACGGGCGGAGGGCAAGGTAAAGGATACGCTTGATTTACAGAACAGTGACGGAAGCCTGACTATCAACATACGAAAGGCGAGTGATGCAACAGAACCTAATAATCAATGACGCTTACCTCCCCCTCTTGGAAGATTACGCACGGACACAAATTATATTCGGCGGGAGCGGGTCTGGTAAATCGTGGGCGTTATCGCAACGGGTTATAGTTGATTTAATGACGGGCGGCAGAAATTATTTAATATGCAGGCAGGTAGCGCGTACCATTAGATCGTCAGTATTTATGCAGGTAAAACGAGTGATAGATGAATTAGGAATATCTAGTCGATTCAAAGTCAATAAAGACGATGCGACCATCACATATAAAAAGAATGGTTGTATTGCTTATTTTGCTGGCTTGGATGATGTAGAGAAACTAAAGTCAATTGTGCCTCCGACTGGCGTTATTACCGACATTTGGATTGAAGAGGCAACGGAGACTGAAAAGAATGATGTAATGAATTTATACAAACGGCAACGCGGCGGCGATGAGAATACCCGAAAAAGAATGATACTCTCATTCAACCCGATACTGCAAAGTCACTGGATATATGAGGAATTTTTTAAGTCAGTGGCATGGTCTGACAGTCAGACAGAATACAGAACGGACGACTTGAGCATACTCAAGACCACGTACAAGGATAATAAATTCCTGACATCGCAAGACCAAAAAGATCTTGAGAGCGAGAAGGACAAGTACCGGTATAACGTGTACACGCTTGGCAATTGGGGAATATTGGGACACGTCATCTTTACAAATTGGCGCGTGGAAGATTTGAGCGGGATGCGTGACCAGTTTGTTAACCATCGCTTCGGGCTTGATTTCGGTTTTAGCGTTGACCCGTCCGCTTTATGGGTCGCACATTACGACAAGGCAAATAAGCGGATTTATGTCTATGACGAACTCTATCAAAAAGGCTTGACGAATGACTTGCTTGCCGCCGAAGTCAAGCGCAAGATCGGCAATCGGTATGTAGTTTGTGATAGCGCAGAACCGAAGTCAATTGCAGAACTAACGACCTACGGCATTAGCGCGGTGGGTGCGGCGAAGGGCAAGGATTCCGTGTTGTTTGGGTATCAGTGGTTGCAACAGCAGGAAATTGTTATAGATAAGAACTGCGTTAATACGAAGATGGAAATTAGTACCGCCCACTGGCAGGAAGATGCGGGTGGAAATGCGATACTTAAGCCTAGCGGAACAAATGACCATCTTATCGCCGCTGGCAGATATGCACATGAGGTAGATATGATTGGCGCGGGCGAGATGGTCAAGAGCAAGCGCACCGCATCCAAATGGCAACCCGTAGAGACGGGCTGGGCGTCCAAATATTAGGAGCATAGAACATGGCAAAAACAGAACAAGGCACGACTGGACTTATTGTTTATAGTGGCAATGTACAAGAGGAATTTCTTAAAGAGTTACGCGGCAAAGAAGGCTACAAACGTTATGATGAAATGAGGCGCAACTCGCCCATTATCGCTGCCATGCTGTACTACCACGAGCAAGCCTTGCGTAATATTTCATGGAACTTCGTTAGCAAGGACGAAAGTACAGAAGAAGATGAACGCGTTGACTTCCTGAACGAATGCCGTGAGTACATGAGCCAAAGCTGGAACGACTTTATCAGCGAAGTGATGACCATGCTGCCGTTCGGCTTTAGCCTGTTCTGGGTGAACTATAAAAAGTATGATGATGGCTCATGGGGCTGGGATAGTTTCAGCCCGCGCAAGCAGAACACCGTGTACCAGTGGCTTCTCAATTATCCTGGACAAACTGGCTACGACCCAAACAAACGCAACGGTGAGATTATGGGCGTTATCCAGCAAGCCCCGCCCGCGTACACGCTTGACACCTTGCCAATTGAACGAATGCTTCATTTCCGTACAAAGGTTGAGAACAACAACCCCGAAGGAATAAGCCTGTTGCGTAGCGCGTGGACATCCTACTATTACTGGAAGAATTATCACGCATTAGAGGGTATTGGCTTCGAGCGTGACTTAACAGGTATGCCAGTGTTGAAGATGCCTGCAGGCGCAAGCACGGACTTGGATGACCCGTCCAGTGATGCGAGCATTGCCGCCGAAGTTTTGCGCAACTTACGGAATGACGAACAGGCAGGCATCACTCTACCTTTCGGCTGGGAGGTCATGTTATTGTCCGGTGCTGGTAAGGGCTTTGACGCAATCGGCAAAGCCATCGAGCGTTTGGAATCGCGCCAGCTGATGGCGATGTTGTCTCAGTTCATTATGTTGGGACAGAACGGGAGCGGTTCGCTGGCGTTATCGGGCGACCAGACCGAACTTGCTACAATGATCGTCAACGCAACTGCTGATATTATCGCTGAGACATTCACCAAGCAGGAAATCCCGCGTATCTTGAAATTGAACGGTTATGACTATGAGGACATTTGTCTTGAACATTCCCCCGCTGGTGATAAGGACATTTCAGCCCTTGCGGACTTCTTGCAAAAGATTGGTGACAAGTTGACCTGGACGCCACGCGATGAAATGATGCTACGTCAAACCGCTGGCTTGTCAGAACTAACAATGGATGAAATCGTTAGCGCAAAGGCAGAGAACATCGCCCGCGCAAGAGAGGCAATGATGAATAACCCGTCACCGTTTGGTCGTCCGATGGCAGAACGCCCCGCGCCACGCGCTACATCGGATAACACCGAGCAAGGCGACATGACACAGCCGGAACAAAATAAGGCTACGTTGTTCGGTGTTGGTGATCCACTTGACAAACGCGCCCGCACGAAGGCAGAAAAGGAATGGGACGCGGCTATGACCGTATTCCTTGAGAAGCAAAAAAAGCGCGTGATGAAAGCCGCTAAAGAGATGAAGGGTGTCTAATGCCGACCCCGTTTGATTCTAAGTTTTGGGACGAAGAAGAGCAGGCACTCTATGAAGAGATGCTACCGCTATTCCTTGCCGGTCTAGCGTTAGGCATGGACGGCGGAACGGAAGCGTTACCGCTCAACATCCAACCGCTAGTCAATCCAAACTCATTCAACGATGCCGCTGTAAGATTTGCCCGTGACTATCGCTATGGCGAAATCAAGGACATTACAGACAATACCCGCAAGCAGGTACAAGCCGCAATGGTCGAATGGATGCAGAGCGGGCAGTCGTTGGACGTGCTAGAGGTAACGATGGCGGGTATATTTGGTGAGGCACGTGCCGCACGAATAGCGGCGACCGAAGTCACCCGCGCCTTTAGCATGGGCAACATGGCGGCGTGGGAAAGCACAGGCTTTATCACTACGGTTGAGTGGATGACTGCTAGTGATGAGCTGGTATGCCCTATCTGCTCAGAGCGTGAAGGTGAACACTTTGGTGTTGAAGATGTGGACGCATACCCGCCAAACAGCAGTCACGTGGGCTGCCGTTGTTTTACAAAACCGATTGTAGACTTGGACTTAGTTGAGGAAGCTCAAAGAAAGGCGTTGGGATTATAGTATGGGAAGAGCAGGTCGAAGAAATAATGAGGTTTGGAAAGATGGAAACAAGAAATGTCCGGCGTGTAATGTTTATAAAAGTGTAGATTATTTTGGAAAAGACAAATCAAATAAATCGAGCGTAACTGTTTATTGTAAAGAGTGTAAAAGAAAGCTAGATAAGAAATACCAAAAAAAACACGGTCATTGTTTTTATGCAATGATTAAGAAATTATACGGAATAGACAAAGTAGAGTATGAAAGAAAAGAAATCGCACAAGATAATAAATGCTATATCTGCAAAGAACCAGACCCTTTCGGAAAGAGATTGTCCGTAGACCATAATCACACCACCGGCGCAGTAAGAGGTTTATTGTGTACTAGATGTAATCACCTGCTTGGAAACGCTCAAGAAAAACCTGATGTATTACAAAGTGCCATTAACTACTTACAGGAGTTTTCATAATGCCTGAAATCATCGAAATCAAAGGACTGAACGAACTACTGCAACGTATGACCGCGTATCCTGTTGAATTGATAAAAGTCACCGCAACAAGCATGAGCGCGTCACTCAATGCGTTGTGGGAAAAAGTCCCGCCCTACCCCCAACAAGATAGTGGCTCAACGTACCGCAGAACTGGCACGCTTGGGCGGTCATTGGGTAGCGGGATGCAAGGCGGGGCAGAGGGGAGTCCGTCAGTATATAAGGTGCGCTCATTGGGCGGTGGTAACGTTGAGGGCGTGTTCGGTACGAACTTGGACTATGCCCCGCTAGTCATTGGCGAAGGCACACAAGCAGGTATGCACTCGTCCAGATGGTGGACGATTAGAACGATAGCAGAACGCGCCGCCGATAAGATCGAGAAGATATGGCAACAGTGTGGTGAGTTGCTGGCGCAATTCTTGGAAGGGAAGAAATAATGGACAAAGAAACTGCATTGGTTTTCTATCGTGCGCTTATGATGATTGTCCGTTATCTCGAAAAGCGTTATGACTTCGGCGCAAAAGACCCGCCGCCGCAGTATGATATTGAACTCAAGCACTTGCAAGAATCGAAATCGTAGTATAATGAATCAAATCTAGCGTGCGCGATATTCGCCCCCGCAACCAACCGACCGCCTGACAACAGCCCGTCCTTTATTTGGACGGGCTGTATTTATGAACAGTGTTATCTTTGATGAATTTGTAAATGTACAAGCAGGCGAGGCATACCGCCTTTTCCCGTTTGGTAAAATCGTCAAGAACGGCAAAGTCAGAGAGATTACGCCTGAGTTTGCCGCGACTGTCAGACTCCCCCATTTCAAACCTGCAATCAAACTCGGAAGCCATGAAGATGTCACGCCTGCGGGCGGGCATATCAAGGCGTTAGAAGTCCGTGCGGATGGTTTGTATGCCATCCCTGAATATAACGACAAAGGCAGTCAGGCTTTGCTTGACGGTGCTTATCGCTACCACTCGCCGGAAATAATCTGGGAAGGTGGTTTGGAATCCCCTGATGGGAGCGTTATAAGCGCACCCTTAATCATGGGAGACGCTTTACTACACACCCCGCATCTTGGCGAAGCGGCGAGTTTGTACAGCGTTGAAGTTATCGAATCCAATAAGGAGACAAACATGCAAGAGAAATTTGAAATCCCCATGACTGTATGGGACAAGTTTACTGCTTTCATTGACTCCCGTATTCACCCCGCCGAACCTGTCAAGGTCGAAGTGATCCCCGAAGATTACACCGCCGCCAAACAGGAACGCGATGAGTACAAGGCAATCATTGAACAGCAAAAAGCCGAAGCCGCCATGAAAGAACGCGTGGAAAAGTTTACCGTTGACTTGAACGAAATCAAAGTCACGCCCGAACTCGCCACCATCCTGGCAGGCTTGGCAGACGAAGCCGCTAACGCCGTGATGAAACAATTCAAGGCAATGAGCGAACAGATTAACGTCAGCGAGATTGCAAAAGAAGTCGGCTCCCCTGCTGACGGTCTCGTGGATGACCCCAAAGCCGCTTTTAACGCCGCCGTTTTGTCGGTGTCGAAAGAGAAGGGCATTAATTACAACGCCGCTTTTGAACACGTCAAGAACTCACAGCCTGAAATGTTCAAGATGGCATTTGCCAAATAGGAGATTATACAATGGCATACACAGCAGATTACAGAACTTTCCCCAATGTGAAAGCGAACAGCACGGGTCTTGCTTCCAAACAATTTACCTTTGTGAAACTCGCATCCACCGCTGGGGTGGTTGTTTCGTCCGGGGTTTTGAACAGCACCACAGCTCTTACTCTCGGTCCAATCGGCGTTTTGATGAACGCCCCCGCCGGTGGTGAAGAGGCCGAAGTCGCTTATGCGGGAATCGTCAAGGTGAAAGTCTCGACTTCCACCATTATCGTTGGTGACCACATCGGCGCGAATAGCACCTCATTGGGCAATGAAATGGCACGCACAGACAATACCGCTTTCTTCGGTGTAGCGTTGCAGGCTTCGTCCGCCGCGAATGACATTATCACCGTCCTTTTGAACGGCGGTTCTAACGTTCAGCGGACGTAGGAGGATTATACAATGGCACAACCTACTCACTCAGAAATTCAGGTAGTCGATCCCGTTCTTACCAATATGCTTTTGGGCTACACCCAGAGCGCAGACCGCTTTGTCGCAAATAAAGTATTCCCGATCATCCCCATCGAAAAGCAGTCCTTTACCTATTACGCTTTTACCAAGAAATACTTTTTCTTGGATGAGATGAAGGGACGCACCCCCGGCGCAGTGTTCGCCCGTTCTGGTTACGGTGTAACCAGCGCGACCGGCTACGCCAACACCTTCGGTCTTGAGCATGTTATCGCCGCCGAAGCACGCTCTAACAATCAGATTCCGATGGCTCTTGAACAGGCTGGTTTGCAGTGGCTCGCCCAGCAGTCATTGATTCGGCGTGAACTCGCGTTCAGCACGGACTTTATGAAAACTTCCGTATGGGCGACCGATGACAACAACGCCACCACCGACTGGGACGATTTCGCCGCTGGCGACCCGATTAACGATGTTCTTACCGCCCGCCGCACCATTAGCAACAACACCGGCTTCGATGGCAATACGATGGTGCTGGGCTATATCGTTCACCAAGCCCTGATGAATCACCCTGACATTATAGACCGCGTGAAATACGTCCAGAGCGCATTACTGGCGAACATTGAAGGCGCGTTAGCTTCGGCTTTCGGCGTCCAGAATTATCTCGTTGGTAAGGCTTCTTACAACAGCGCGAACGAAGGACAGGCTGGCACTTACTCCGCAATCATTGATGACGATTGTCTCGTGTGTGGTGTGAACGGCTCGCCCTCCATCATGGGCGCGTCCGCTGGTTATACCTTCGCATGGGACGGCGGCGGCGGTAACGGTCAAATTGCGACCTACTCCGAACCGCAGACCAAGAGCGATGTGTTGCAGATGTCCGAAGCGTGGGATCAGAAAGCCGTAGCGACTGACATGGGGTATTTCTTCGCGGATGTGGTTTAGAGGAGGCTCATAATGGCGCATCCTCAATCCTCAGGGCGTGGCTTGTTTGCCAAACAGCGTATTGACGTTGGCAGTCACAACCTCACCTTCAACAGCACGGCGGTAATCTTTAGCGGGCGCGTCGCTTTTAGTGGCGTGTCAGGCAAAACGATTTACGCCAATTCAACGGGTATTCGTATCGGCACGTTGTATGTAAGTTGCAACAGCACCGGCAATACCACAACCTAATCACCAAAGCGGGGCGGGTAACGCTTGCCCGCCCCGTCTTTAGAAAGGATTCAAGCGTGGAGTACAAAGGTTCTGTTTATGTAGCAGTCGTGGGTTCCGTTCAAGAGAACGGGATTTGCCGCGATAGCATCGAAGGCATAACACTCAGAGAAAAAGACGCCCGCCCGCATTACATCCGAGCCACTAAAGGCTATGAGGCGCGGCAGATGCACCTTAACAACTGGTACGAGAACACAAAGCATCCGTTTATTTTGTTTTTGGACTCGGACATGATTTTCCCGCAGAACACATTGGAACGATTACGGGCGCACAAAGCCCCGTTTGTTTCAGGCTTCTATATGCGGCGCACTATTCAGCCTGTTTGCCCCGTGTGGTTTGAACGCAACGAGCCTGGTGTCATGCCGATGCGACCCATGACCGCGCTACTGGAAAAGAATAAAACTTATCCCATCGGCGCGAGTGGCTGGGGGTGTATTCTGGTACACCGTGACGTAATAACCGCGATGAAGCCGTTATTGAAAGGCGAGCCGGAAGTGCTTGAGGATGATATGGATGTTTACCCATACGACCTGCAAGAAGTCTTGGCAGGGCGCGAACAACTCAAGCCTTTACGCGGTGTCAAGGATACCGTCGGCAGTGACATCCGCTTTCCGTTCTTTGCGAATTTGGCAGGCTTTCCCCTGCTAGGCGACACGGGCGTTTGTCCACAACACATGACCGATTACGGCATAACGATAGACGATTGGCTAGGACAACCAGCATCCGCAATCCGCGACCTGTCTCTGTATATCAACCAAGAGAATCGTAAAGAAATTGAGAAGCTACGAAAGGCGACCGCATGAGAGTAAACATCGTCAACCCTTACAACTCAGTAGCGATGGCACGTATGAGCCAACCGCTAAAACAACTTGACAAGTTGTACGAAGTCACAGAGACACAAGCCATTGACCCGTCCGCAGACCTTAACGTGCATTTTCCTTTCCATACTTTAGTCGGTGATGATTTGGAGTTAGGCGAAGGCAAGCACATCATAGCCTATACCCACTGCAATCCTGGACAACAGGCGGAGTTGTTTCAGGCGTGTGAACGGGCAGACATAATCACCACTATGACATTTACAGGTCGCAATGAGTTGCTAGGCTTGGGTGTAAACCCTGAGAAGATATGGGTTGTTTATAACCCTGCTGATTCGTTCACCTTCAAAAAGCGCATGGTGCTAATCGTAGGCTACCCCCAACCCAACGGGCGCAAGCGCGAGAGCCTTTTACTTGATTTGGCGTGGAAGTATGACCTTGATATGTACGAGTTTGTTCTGCTGGGTCAACAGTGGGAAGAAATCGCCGCCATCCTCACCTCATTGGGCGTGTCTGTGAAATACACCCACGCCGACCGCCCCGATTTGATACGAGCGTTTTATCAGCAGGCAGATGTATTTGTTGCCACCGGCTACGTGGAGGGCGGTCCCTTACCCTTGCTAGAGGCAATGTCAAGCGGTTGCAAAGTATTGTCCCCAAAGTTCGGCTACGCCGCTGACTTACTGGACAAAGATGATTTATACGAGACGCCCGCCGAACTCATGGGTAAATTAAATGCGATGTTCGAGCATAACGTCTTTTATCACCAACTTGCCCGCGCATGGTCAAGCCTTGATTATGTGAACGAGTACGCCCTGCTTATTGGTAGATTATTGGGCGGGACTTCGGAAGTCTATCCAGACAGGGGGATGGATAGATACGCACAACTACTTGACATTATCAATGAAGAAAAGCCGCAGTCAATTTGTGAGGTCGGTACGTGGAACGGCAACAACGCAATCAGGATGATTCAGGTTGCCGCTAAATACTATCCGATGCACGAGATCGAATATCAAGGTTTCGATTTATTTGAGAGCATGACAGGCGAACAGTTCACCCGCGAATTGTCGAAATACGGACAGCCGATTGACGTGGTGCAGCGCAGACTTGAGGCGACCGGTGCCAATATCGAACTGATAGCAGGCGACACCCGCGAGACCATCGAAGATATGCGCTCCGCTGATTTTATCTTTGTGGATGGCGGTCACTCTGAAAAGACAATTGAGAATGATGGAGTTGAGGCGTTGCGATGCGGCAAGACAATTGTATTTGATGACTATTACCACGAAGGCAAGCCTGCCGGGATGGGTTGTAACAAGTTTATTGACGAATTACAGGCAGACCCGCTATATCAAATTACCCACCTACCCGCACGCACGCACGCGAGTGACGGTAGATTGATTGGAATGGTCATGGTGAAACATGCCAATTTATAACTATAAATGTGAGCGCGGGCACGAGATCGAAATTGAACATAGCATCTCTACGCTTGACCATCCGCGTTATTGTGTGAAATGTACAACGAAGATGCACCGTGTACCACAACCGCCGCGTGTGAATTGGAATGGATTACCACCCCATGAAGCGGACGCCCGCCCGCCGGTGATACAAAACTTTATAGATGACGCCACAGAACGTCGGGCAAAATACCTAGACACAAAGGACAAGAAACATGCCAAGTAAAACAAGAGAACGACCCGCGAAAGCAACACAGACTTTTGAGCAACCTAAAGAAAAAGGCTTATACGTATACGCTGAATTTGAATCCTTCAAAGTGGGTGATAAGTTTGAAATCCCCGCAGGCTGGGCGCACGACCAAGCCTACGAGGACTTACTGTTGACAAAAGCAAAAGCACGTCAAGGGATGGTATTCACCACCCCGACCGGTAAACGTGTCACTCTGCCAGTTATGGAGGTCTAAACATGGGCGCAAAAAGAACCCAACCCGCAGGCTTGATTAATTCAGGCTTTCAAAAAATCACCACCAACTCCACCGCAACGTTATTGAATAGCACCTGCCAGCTTGGCTCTGCCTTTCTGATGAGCGTGGAAACTCAATCTATTCGCGTTGTATTTGATGGGTCCACCACCCCCGCCGCTTCGACTGGCGTGTTATTGACCGCCGCGAACAGCCCGTATTATTTTGAGGGCGTGGATGGTACGAAGTTGAAACTCGCCCGCGCTGTCGCAGGAGCGATTGTCAACGTCCAGGCTTGGAGGCGTGCCTAGATGCCGGGATATGCAAATCGCCGACGGACTTTTATCGGCTTTGACGGTAATTATGATGCGTTCTCGCGCTTGCGGGTGAGTAATCCGCAAGGCTTGTTTGACGCGCAGTTTACCCATGATTTGCAACCCCTGTTATTCGAGGCAGTCACCAACGGGACAGGCGCAACGGTTACCCATGATGCAACCAACCGCGCCGCACTGATGACCTTTTCCAGCACAGCCACAGGCGGGAAGTCGTATCTGCAAAGCTATGAAAACTTTAGATACCAGCCCGGCAAAAGTCAGCAGGTGTTTATCACTTTCAATATGCGTGGGGCGGTTGCGAACTGCCTAAAATTCGCAGGGTATAGCAACGGCGTGAATGGCATCGAATTTCAACTCAACGGAACACAGCCGAGAATTGCGCTGTACTCAACCACGTCCACAGGCGACCAGTTTGTAAACCAGTCCGCTTGGAATATTGACCCGATGGACGGTAGCGGTACAAGTAATGTCACTTTAGATTTTAGTCTTGAACAAATCTTAGTGATTGACTTTCAGGCGTTGTACGTGGGGCGCGTGCGCGTGGGCTGGGATGTGGATGGGCAGATTTATTATTGCCATGAATTCGACCATGCCAATTCGTTAGCCTTTCCTTATATCGCAACGGCTAACCTACCTTTACGAGTTGGCATGACCTGCACGGGTACAGTGAGTACTACGATGATTTACAACTGTTCATCCGTAATCAGTGAGGGCGGCTCAGACATGGTAATGGGCTATTCATTCTCTGCCAAAGGCACGGCAACGGCTGGCAATAACGTACCTGCACACATCCTCAGTATACGCCCAAAAACAACCTTCAATAATATTGCGAACAGGACCAAGTTTGTGTTGGATGGCATTGATTTATTCGTAACCGGTAACGCGGGCGTGACATGGGATTTGTGTTTGGGTCAAGCAATCAGCGGAACAACCACTTTCACGGATGTGAATACAACTTATTCAGCGTTTGAATATAACACCGCTGGAACGATTAGCGGCTCCCCAGCAGCAATTATCGCGTCCGGTTACACCGCCGCAACTGCTGTCAATAAGTCGGTCTCTACCGCACAGATAACCAACCGCTATCCGATAGCATTGGATGCGGCTGGATTGGCTAGATCGCTAGGGACATTGTCACTAATTGTGACCGGCGACGGGGCAACGTCCGCATGTAAGGCAATATTCGTTTTTCACGAGGTGCGCTAATGGCAATCCGTTCTGACTCATTTTCCAGTGTTGACGAAATCAAAGGCTATACCCGCCACTTGTTAGACGGGCATACCACCTTCGACGCCGCTACACGTCCGACACTCACAGAGGTCGAAAAGTTTATCGACCGTTCATCTGCTTTGTTGAACGTGGCACTTGCTGCCGCTGGCTTTTCCCCGTCCGCTATTTACGCCAACGCAGTGGCTAAACTTGCCTGTGATGATTGGGTGACGATGCGCGGTGTCAAGTATGTGGAGTTGACGCAACGTGGGACAGGCTACAACGCAGACGAAGGCTCACGTACCGCCGCCTTTGATAACGACGCTAAACAGTTCGTAGAAGATATGGCGGATGGTTTTGTGAATCTCGGCATTGCTCAAGGTGCGGCAAGCACCAGCGCGGGTTTGTCGTTCACCGGTATGACCGTCGAATCACAGAGAAGTGATCCCGGCGATTCGAGCAAAGCACAACCATTATTCACGCGGAAAGGATTTGATAACGCATGAGCTATATTGACGGCGAAATACTAGCCGAAAGCCTGGTCGCTCAGGTCACTGGATTCAATAACAACAACGTCCGCCGTGCTACGTGGCGCGTGTTAGACAGTGGCAACAGTGACCATTACGCAATTTTGAAACGCGGTGAAACTTCCATCACGTGGGAAGCCATGCGCTTGAGCGTGAAACAATACCGCACTATCGTTGAAGTATGGCAGAGGGTCAAAGATGACCAAGCATCTTATGACGCCCTGCTTGCTTACGCAGATGACATCATTACCCGTATTGAACAATACAGAAAACTAGCCGATACAGCTGGAATTGTATTTGACGCCAACCTTACGGGTACAGGTGTCGTTACCGAACAATGGCGGAATAATTCAGATGGTCCGTCATGGTTGAAAATAGATTTATATCTAGATTGGAGTGAGCAAGATAATGTTACCTTCGCAGAGTAAAAACCATAACGAAAGGATGTTGGAAAAACTTGCACAGCACGCCCGCAAACGCGGGACAGATTCACCCGCCGCGCAAGAGATGCAAAACATCACCCATCCCGTCGAGGGCGTGACCCCTCAGAAGCCCAAAAAGGCGACGGAGATAAAAGAAGATAAGGAGCAATAATGGCAAACCTAATTTACAAAAACGAAACGCTGAAACTGGACAACGCCGCCGGTACACTGACGGATGTTACCGCCTATATCACCAGTGAGACTTTGAGCGGGTCGCAAGATCTAATCGAAGATAGCGCAATGGCAGATGAAGAGAAGTCATACATCGCAGGCATGGCAGGCGCGACCCTTTCCCTCAGTGGAATTGTCAACACCACCACCGACGCCATTCTCGCGCCGTTGCTGGGTAATCGCACAACCGCGACCAAGACCTACCAACGCGCCGCAACTACTGGCTTAGTATTGCGCGGCGAAGTTGTGCCAACTGCTATTGAGTATTCAGGCTCAAACAACAGCCTGCAAACCTTCTCGTTCAGTGGCACATTTGATGGCGTGATGATTAAAACATCCGTAGCCCTATAAGGTGATGACATGGCAAACCTAATTTACAAGAACGAGAAAATCAAGTGGGATAACTCCACTGGCACAGCCACCGAGATTACCGCGTGGGTGACAAGTGAAACGTTGTCCGGTTCTGGCGATTTGATTGAAGATTCAGCGATGGCTGATGAAGAAAAATCCTATATCAGCGGCATGTCAGGAACTACGTTGTCGCTTAGTGGTATTTTGAACACCACGACTAACGGACTCTTCGCCCCATATCTCGGCAACCGCACGACCGCACAAAGAACTTACCAACGCGCCGCCAATATGACCAACTCAACCACAGGCTTAATTCTGCGCGGTGAGTTTGTCGTTACCGCCGTTGAGTTCAGCGGGTCGAACAATAGTTTACAAACCTTCTCACTGTCCGCAACTGCTGATGGCGTGATGGTCAAGACATCCGTATTCGCCGCATAAGGCAGAAAGTAGTTTTGTGATGCAATTCAAGAATGACAATTGTACATTTGAAATTCCAGACCGACCCACCGTACGCCAGCAACTCATGTTCTTTGGCGCGGCAAGTGGTGTTAATCCAAACGATGCAATGCTTCGTTATTGGGAAGGCGCGAAAGTGCTAATCAGTAAATGGGAGAGTAAAGTTATCCCTGATTACAAAATCAGCCTTGACGATATGACCGACCCAACACAAGCGCAAATCATTATTTGGGCAGGCTTGGAAGTTCTCAAATTCATGAATCAATTAGAGGACATCCCAAAAAACTAATAGAGGCGGTGGTGGAGTGTATAACGGATAACGCCCCGCCGCCTCATGAGTTGAAGATGTCATGGAATTGTGAACGCTGGAAAACCTTGCCCGATGCCGGTGGATTGTATGACCAGGATTACCAACTCATGCACAGGATGAACGCACTAACGAATGTTTACAACGCCGTGCAACGAATCAAGAGCCTGAAAGGTACACAGATTCACACCCTCACGGATAGCGAGAGAATGATACTCCGCTATTTGATGGATAACAGGATTTTATTTAATGCCTGATGTAACCATAACATTACGCACGATTGACCAAAGTTCACCCGCTGTTAAGAAGGTCGCTCAAGAATTTAAGAGCCTGTCGCCTGCTTTGGAAGGCGCAAAAGATAAGATGACCGGCTTCATGGGGGCAAACGCTGGCTTGTTGTCCGCTATGGGCGGCGTTACCGCTGGCGCAATTGCATTTGGCAAAGCCATTTACGCAACCGCTAAAGCCGCAGAAGAATCTTCCAAGATGACCGCTAAACTGGAAGCAGTGTTAAAGAGTACCGGCGGCGCGGCGGGACAAACGTCAGAGGGCTTAAACAAAATGGCGGACGCTTTATCCGTTGTTTCAGGCGTTGACGATGAACTTATTACCAACGCTGAAGCCCTGTTATTGACGTTTACAAAAGTAAAAGACGAAGCCTTTGCTCCAACGATGCAGGCGGCACTCGATATGTCCGCTGTAATGGGCGGTGATTTACAAGGCTCTGTGATTCAAGTCGGTAAGGCGATGAATGACTTCTCAGGCTATGCCGCGCTCAAGCGTGCGGGCGTGTCGTTCACTGCCGAACAAATCGCACAAATTGAGAACTTCAAAGAAACTAACGACTTGGTGGGGTATCAGAACCTCGTGCTTGCCGAATTGTCTACTGAATTCGGCGGCGCGGCAAAGGCAATGAACGACGCCTCACTAGGTGGTGAAAATCTCAAGAACTCATGGGGCAATCTGGTCGAACAAATCGGTAAAAGCAATGAAGGCTGGATAAAAGATTTCAATCGCGGGCTGGCTTATACATTTGACTCATTCCGTGAATGGATAGCCAACATGCAAGCCGCCGCAGAAGAGGCGGACAATGCATCTGCCGCAGTTCACAACTTCGGAAAAATAGGACGAGATTTAATTAAAGACACCTACGAAGGTAACAAAGCGTCCGCTGATTATTCAGACACCGCCGAACGTCTTGGCAGAATGATGGTCAAGGCGGGCGAGATGACGAAGTTTTACACACAAAGTACAACCGCCAAAAACGCCGAAGAACAAAAGACCGAAGAACAACTCAAAGCCACATCCGATGCCTACGCTAATCAATGGAGCGTGATTCAATCCGTCCAGCAAGAGACAGATAAATTCACCGAATCCAACACCGCACTTAATGACAAGCTGGCAGAGTTACAGGCGAAGCAAGAGGGACTGAAACCAAATAGTCAGGGTTACAAAGATTTAGGAAAAGACATTGAGGGCGTAAAAGGACAAATAACGGAACTTGTTGCCGAACACGAAAAGGCTACAAAAAAAATAGTTTTCGATTTGATGGTACAAAAAGCCGCCTCTGATGGATGGCAAGAAGGCGAATACGAGAACATGTTAAAGGTCGCCGAATCTATGGGCATGGTAGACACGTCTGTTGTTGAAATGGCTAATACCTTTCAAACCGAAGCAACAAAACTAAATGACGCCATTAATGGGAAGATGATACCGTCCGCTAATCAACTGGACAGAGTGCTTAAGCTGATGGCGAAGGGTTACACAATTGACGTAGCCTTGAAAATTGACATGCAGGCACTTAGTGACTTACAAACCGAACTCACCAACATGACCGGCGGTTCGGGCGGTCAACACGGCGGCGCAACTGGCGACGATGCAGGCGGCACAACCACCACGACCAATAAGCCCGCTAATAAGCCCGCTGATAATTCTTGTTTCACTGGTGACACATTGGTAACGATGGCGGACAACAAAAGCAAACCGATTCGAGATGTGAAGGTCGGTGATGTTGTCCTATCGTATGACCTTGAAAAGAAGCAACAAGTTAAGACAAATGTAGTGGAAGTGTTTGAGCATCCGAAGCGCGATGGCGGGCGGTTGTTGTTATTCAACGGCTACCTCAAAGTCACCGAAGAGCATTTACTCTGGAATGGCTTTGAGTGGACAGCGGCGGGACTGTTCCAAGTCGGTGACTTGCTGATGAATCAGGACGGCTCTTTTGCCCGCGTGAGTTCCATACGTGAGTTGGTCAAAAACGAACTAACATATAACTTACACGTTGACCATGTTTGTCATAACTACTTTGCGGGCGGTGTATTGGTACACAATGCCAAAAGTTTAGCGGACGGCGGGCAGTTGTCAAGCGGCTGGAACATGGTCGGTGATAGACCGGGCGGTAAATGGGTTCCCGGTGTGTCTGAATTAATCAAGAATGGCAAGGTGTATTCAAACGCCGAATCAGAGCAAATGATAGCTGCAGGCAAAGTGACCGGCGTAAAGTCTTATGCTAATCCGAGCGAAGATACTACGGTCAATTTAGGCGGCGGCGGTCCAACAACGACCCCCGGCGGGATACCCACAACAACGGTACATGGCAAAGATGTTAGATCGGCTTTCTTCTCATCCAACAGTCAAGAAGGCGCGGCTATATCCTCTGCCATTTCACAAATTACCAGCGCAGTGAGTACCACGCAGAATATCACGCTGGCAATGGCACAAATGAACGAGAGTTATGCACAACGAATCGAAAAGTCAAATCAAGTCATGGCTGACAAAATGGATGTGCTAATCGGCGTAATGATGTCAGAGAACCCGCGCGCGATTGGTAGCGCGGTGTCTGAACAAGTGAGCAGGTTGTCGTAATGGAACAATTTACGAGTATTGTCTTTCAGATAAAAATTAACGACGTCTGGATTGACATTAGCGCGGATGTCAAGCAGAACCCTCACCCTAGAATATCAGGAATGGGCATTATGGCATACGACCCGTTGAGCCGTGTAGGTGGTGCGGCTACGCTGACCTTCGCGCTTGACAACTCCGAAGCGAACAGCGCACGCACACGCGGGTATTATTCTCCCGGCACGGCTACGGCTCTCACTGGCTTCACGTCCGGCTTGCCCGTCATGGTCTACTGTGTCTATGATGGAATATACCGCGACCTGTTTTACGGTCGTATTGAAATGGACGGTATCAGCGTCACGCCGGGGATTTATAAATCGCGGGATGTACAAGTGAAAGCCTCTAACTGGATGTTTGACGCGAACAACAGAAGCATGAACCTGACCAGCTACCAGACAAACATTCGCTCTGACCTGGCAGTGCAGGCAGTTGTCACGA